CATCTAACGCTCTAGATAAAGGAGGTGATAACTTTAAAAAATTATACAATGCTTCAGACGTCACAAAAAGAAACAGAAATGGCCAAACAGCTTCTGGTTTATACTCTCTTTTTATCCCAATGGAGTGGAACTACGAAGGATTTATTGATGAGCACGGAATTCCAGTCTTCGATAATCCAGACCATGAAGTATTCGATCCACACGGCGAATTAATTGATGTAGGTGTAGTAGAGAACTGGCAAAACGAAGCTGATGGTTTAAAAAACGATCAAGATGCTTTAAATGAATTTTACAGACAGTTTCCAAGAACTACTGAGCACGCTTTTAGAGATGAAACAAAAAATAGTATATTTAACTTAACAAAAATATACGAGCAAATAGATTACAACGAGGAAATGTCTAGAACACTAGGAGTTACTAAAGGAAACTTTCAATGGAGGAATGGAGTAAAGGATACTCAAGTTATGTTTGTTCCAAACCCTAAAGGTAGGTTTAAAATAAGTTGGACACCTCGCGTTGAAATACAAAACAGCATTGTTATAAAAAATGGAATTAAATGGCCTGGTAACGAACATATGGGTGCTTTTGGATGTGACTCATATGACATATCGGGAACTGTAGATGGAGTAGGTTCTAAAGGTGCGCTTCATGGTTTGACTAGGTTTAGCATGGAAGATGCACCAGCTAATAGTTTTTTTCTTGAATATCTAGCAAGACCACAAACCGCAGAAATATTTTTTGAAGATATTCTAATGGCATGTGTGTTTTACGGAATGCCTATACTAGCAGAAAATAATAAACCTCGTCTACTGTATTATTTTAGAAGACGTGGTTATAGAGGTTTTAGCATGAACAGGCCTGACAAAATTTGGAACAAGCTATCTGTAGCTGAGAAAGAAGTAGGTGGAATACCCAACTCAAGCGAAGATATAAAACAAGCTCATGCGGCTGCTATTGAAATGTATATCAACGACCATGTTGGTATGAAACAAGATGGTTCTTTTGGTGATTGTTACTTCAATGAGCTTTTAAATGATTGGGCTAGGTTTGATATAAACAAAAGAACAAAACATGACGCATCTATTAGTTCTGGTTTAGCCATAATGGCAAACAACAGACATTTATATAGGCCAAATGCAAAAATAGAAAAACCAAAACTAAATATAAATATTGCAAAGTACACTAATAGAGGTAGTACATCACAAATAATAAAATAAATATGGCAGAGGCAGTTATAAGAAGTTATTTCCCAAGTCAAGTTGTTAGCGACGAAGAAAAAAGAAGTTTTGAATATGGGCTTAAGGTAGCTAAAGCTGTTGAAAACGAGTGGTTTGTTACCAACAGGGGTAATAACAAGTTTGATAGTTTGTTAAACAATTTTCATTCACTAAGACTGTATGCTAGAGGAGAGCAGTCAATACAAAAATATAAGGACGAGTTATCTATTAATGGTGATTTGTCCTATCTTAATTTAGACTGGAAGCCTGTTCCTATCATATCTAAATTTGTAGATATAGTTGTTAATGGTATATCAGAAAGAACTTATGATATAAAAGCTTTTTCTCAAGATCCATTTGGCGTTGCTAAAAGAACTCAATACATGGACGATATACTAGCTGATATGCGTACTAAAGAGTTGGCTTCGTTTATTGAGGAAAACATGGGTATTAATGTTAGAAAAAACGATCCCGAAACTCTTCCAGAAACAGAAGAAGAGTTACAACTTCATATGCAGTTAACTTACAAGCAAGCTGTTGAAATGGCAGAAGAGCAAGCTTTAAACGTTTTACTAGAGGGAAATAGGTACGAACTTACTAAGAAAAGATTTTATAGAGATTTAACAGTTTGTGGAATTGGATGTGTTAAAACCACTTACAACAACTCTGAAGGAGTAACTGTAGATTATGTTGATCCAGCAAACCTCGTGTATTCATATACTGAAGATCCTTACTTTGAAGATATATATTATGTTGGAGAGGTAAAAAGCATTCCTATAAATGAATTGGTTAAACAATTTCCTGACATGACGGTTGCTGAACTAGATGACATAATAAAAAACCCTACATACAACACCTCTAACTATAGTAATAACGTTTCAAGTAGAAATGGTATAGATCCAAACCAAGTTCAAGTTTTGTATTTTAATTTCAAAACATATCAAAATGAAGTTTATAAAATAAAATCTACAAGTAGTGGAGCTTTAAAGGCAATACCAAAAACAGATACTTTTAATCCACCTGAGAATTTAGACGGTGACTTTACAAAACTAGACAAAGCAATTGAAGTTTTGTATGAAGGAGCTATGATACTTGGCACTGACAAACTTTTAAAATGGCAATTAGCAGAAAATATGATTAGGCCTAAAAGCGATTATACTAAAGTTAAAATGAATTATTCTATTGTTGCACCTAGAATGTATAAGGGCAAGATAGATTCAATGGTAAAAAGAATAACTGGCTTTGCTGACATGATTCAGCTTACACATTTAAAACTTCAACAAGTATTGTCTCGCATGGTTCCAGACGGTGTTTATTTAGACGCTGATGGTTTAGCTGAAGTTGATTTAGGTAATGGTACAAACTACAATCCACAAGAAGCTTTAAATATGTTTTTTCAAACAGGTTCTGTTATTGGTAGGTCATTTACTTCCGAAGGAGATCAGAACCCAGGAAAAGTGCCTATTCAAGAAATACAATCAGGTTCTGGCGGGCAGAAAATGCAAGCTCTTATAGGTAACTATAATTACTATTTACAAATGATAAGAGATGTAACTGGTTTAAACGAAGCCAGAGATGGTAGTATGCCAGATAAAAACGCTTTAGTTGGTGTACAAAAATTAGCAGCAGCAAATTCAAACACGGCAACAAGACATATACTCCAAGCTGGTTTGTTTATAACACAAGATGTGGCGGAACAACTTTCTCTTAGAATATCTGACATAATAGAGTACTCTCCAGCTAAAGAAGCTTTTATAAACGCTATAGGAGCTCACAATGTTGCAACTCTTGAAGAAATAAAAGAATTACATCTTTATGATTTTGGTATATTTATAGAGCTTACACCTGATGATGAGGAAAAAGCTATGCTTGAAAATAATATTCAAATGGCTTTACAGCAGCAGCTTATAGAACTTGCAGATGCTATTGATCTTAGAGAGATTAAAAATATTAAACTTGCGAATCAGTTGTTAAAAATACGTAGAGAAAAAAAATTAGCTAAAGATCAAGCCATGCAACAGCAAAACATTCAAGCACAATCGCAAGCTAATATACAAGCTCAACAAGCTTCTGCTCAAATGGAAATGCAAAAACAACAAGCTATGGCACAAGCAGAAGGTCAATTAGAGCAAATGAAAGCTCAACTTGATGCTCAAAAACAAGCTCAAGAAGTAATGTACAAAAAAGAACTTATGCAAATGGAGTTTCAAATGAACATGCAGTTAAAAACTATGGAAGCTGATGTAGCTAAATCAAAAGAAACACAGAAGGAAGATAGAAAAGACGAAAGAACAAAAATTCAAGCAACCCAACAAAGTGAAATGATTGACCAAAGAAATAACGGTAAAGCACCTAAAAACTTTGAGTCTGCAGGTAATGATACTATAGGTGGCGGGTTTGATTTAGGTTCATTTGATCCTAGATAAACAATTATTAACTATTATATTATATTATGGCAAAACAAGAAAAAGAAGGAAAATTAAAAATGAAACCTATAACTTCATCAGAAAACACAAAAGATGAAGTAACTAAAGTAGATTTAAATAAAAAACCAGAAGAAACTGTAGAAGAAGTTGTTAAAGTAGATTTAAACAAACCAATAGAACCAAAAGAAGATGAAATTAAAGAAGATAACCCTGTCGACGAGGGAGTGGCTGGAGTCGATGAAAATGCCGATGCCACAGAAAAACAAGAAGAAGTACAGTCGGAAGAACAAGCACAAGAAGAAACACCAGTACTAGAAGAGGTAACTGAAGAAGAAGTTGTTGAAGAAGCAAAAGAACTTACAGAAGAAATAGAAGATGCTAAAATAGAAGCTCAACAAACTGGTAAAGCAATACCTGAAAATTTACAGAAAGTTATAGATTTCATGGAAGAAACTGGAGGCAACTTAGAAGATTACGTGCGTCTTAACCAAGATTTTTCTAATTATGATGATATGACAATACTTAGAGAGTACTACAAACAAACAAAATCTCATTTAGATTCTAGCGAAATAGAATTCTTAATTGAAGACTCATTCTCGTTTGACGAGGAAGTTGATGAAGAAAGAGATATTAAAAAGAAAAAAATAGCGTTAAAAGAGCAAGTTGCCAACGCTAAAAGCCACTTAGACGGGCAAAAGTCTAAATACTATGAGGAAATCAAAGCTGGGAGCAAGTTGACTCCTGATCAGCAAAAGGCAATGGATTTTTTTGATAGATACAACAAAGACAACAAAGAAAGTCAAAAGTTACAACAACAGCAGACCAATACTTTTAAAATGAAAACCCAGGAAGTTTTTAATGAAAAATTCAAAGGTTTTAATTATAACGTAGGCGATAAGCAGTATAGGTTTAACATCAACAATGCTGATGAGGTTAAAGAAACTCAAGGTGATATTAATAATTTTGTCAAGAAGTTCTTGAATAAAAATAATGAAATGTCAGATGCTAAGGGTTATCATAAATCTTTATTTACAGCTATGAATGCTGATAAAGTTGCTAGTCATTTTTACGAACAAGGTAAAGTAGATGCTTTAAAAAATAGTGTTGCAAAAGCCAAGAACGTAAATATGGATCCTAGACAATCATTTAAAAATGAAAATACTAGTGGTTCTTTTAAAGCTAGAGTATTAACTGAAGACACTCCTGTTAAATTTGGATTTAAAAAAACAAAATAATAATTTAAAAAAAATAAAAAATGTCAACAATTACTCCTGGAGGCCTACTGAACTCAGTACCGGCTCCAGTTAAACAAACAACAGCAGGTTCGTTCTTAGATATAAGAAGTAGCGGATGGGCTCA